CAAACATTTCTTGCAAAGCATCTATATCGTCTTCATAAACTGCACTTTCTATAGCAGCTCTTGTATTACCACCACTTTGAAGCTCAACCCCTCTGCCTTTTAAAATGTCAGCTTGTGTTACTTTTCCATCACCTGTTAAATCAGGAAAGCTTGTAGACTCACCTGTTTTAAATGGTATATTTTCTGGATTAGCGTCTATTATTTCTTGTCTTCGTCTTCTTCTTTCTTCTTCATTAGCAAGAAGCATAGCTTCAAACGCATCTTGTGACTGCATAATAGCTCCAGCACCTGCTGCGGTAGATGCTGCTATACCTGAAGGTGATGATATTGCATCAAATGCTGCTGAAGCACCTTGGTCAAAATCAAAAGTGCCTTGTGGACTAGAGAACATAGTTTTCACGCTCTGAGTAAAAGGAACTGCTTTTGTTAATTCTGCTTGTAAAGCTTCCTGACCAGCTTGATTTAAAGTTGGTGTTGCTACTGATGCTGGTAATTGACTTGCTCCTGTTACAAATTCTTTTACTCCTGCTTCTGTTACTCCCTCTACTAAATTAGGATTTTGTAATAAGTCTGTTGTTACAGTATCTTTTACTGATTGAGATACAGTATTAGTTATTGTTGGATCGACAGCAGCAGCAGCTTTACTAGCAGCAGCCGAACCTAATCCTGAAGTAAGTCCTGACAATAATGCTTTAGAACCAGAACCACCCGTTTGTGCGTATGTTGCTAAACCTGCACCTATACCTGATGCTAGTGCAGTATTAGCAGCTAATGTTGCTCCTAACGCACCAGAAGCAGCTAAAGAACTAAATAATGTACTACCTAGTAAAGGTGCTAAGAAAGGTAAAAATGCTTCAGGCTGACCCGTTTGAGGATTAACTGTTATTGGCATAGCTTGTGCTAAACCTCTAACCTCGGCTGGATTCACGTGCAATAGCATGGAGTCACCAAAGCGACCTTGTGCTGCTACATTCTGGGTTTGTTGTTTTATATCCATAGTTTTACCACCTTGTGCTAATTTGATATTAAAGTTACCGCCTAATCCAGAACCCTCTTGTGGTCCGAAGTAACCCATAAAATTTCTTAATTGACTAAATATTTGTCCTTGTTCTGGAATACTTGATAAATATTCTCTAATTTTTTGTAGTCCTGTAGCTTGAGTTTTTGCAGGAAAATCATATTTATCTATGATTCTTTTATTTCCATCTTCATCTGTAATGACAGAGGCTCTGCCTATAGTAGTTTTTAAATTATAAAAAGGATTTTTAACCTTTTCAAAAAGTTCACTTATTCCTAAATCTTTAGAGTCGCCTAGGTTTACACCTTTCATGGCGTTGTAATCTCTATATTCTATTAGATTAGGGTCTACTCCTCTTGCTAACTTTTGTTTTATTCTTTCTTCACTCTGACTATATTCGACAACTTTTTTTAAAGCATCTCTTTCAGCTTTTGAAAAATCTTTTTCTGTTCTGTCTTGATTAGGATTAAAAAATTGTCTAATCGCTATAGGTAAAAAAGACTCATCATCTTGTGTAGATTTTTTTTGTTTTTTAGTAGGAAGAACTAAAGTCTGACCAGTAAATATTTTGTTTATATCTTTTATTTTATTTGCTTTTGCTAGTTCTGATATTGGAATTCCAAAAGTTTGTGCTATACCAGATAAAGTGTCACCCCTTTGTATTGTTATTTTTTCAGGCATATCCATTATCTTTCCTCTGTTGTCTCACAACCGAAAACATTAAAACTCATGTCTACTGCACTAGTATGTACTTTCAATACATCTTCTTGATTAAGAGTAATACCTATGACTATTGCAAAAGAGTCATTAGCAGCTACCGACTTATCGTAAAATAAAAACTGTTTGTCATCTGCTCCCGCACCAGCTACATGAACACTAAGCCTAAATGTTATTGCAGAACCAGTACGATTAGCTGCAACTATAGAACTAATAGTAGTTTGTGTTTTATCTGGTACTGTATATAAAGTAGTAGTTGTAGTTGCTGCTGGATCAAGCTGACCTAATACTTTTAAACTATCAGCCATGCTTAACCCCCATTAATAAAAATTGATGCCTTCTTATAGATTTAGAAGCTATGCTTTCTTGTAGTCTTTTAAGATTACCAATCTCTGAGTTTAAGTCTTGTATTGATTGTTCTAAAGTTCTACGGGTAATAGACTCATTCAACTCATCATATTCAGTTGAAGCTAGTGGTAATGGTACTGTTGTTTTATCTGCCATTATCTTTTGCCGTCTTGCCTTAACTCTAATCTAATATCGCCAAGTCTCCAACCAAAATCTTTACCTGTATTTTCTACTCTTATGGCACTTTGTCTTGCTCTAGCTCTAGTGTTGGTAAAAGTTGAATTAGGTGTGACTGCTACAGTATCAAGAGTAGATAAACTTTCTAATGGAAAGTTTCTGCCTTTAATAATCATATTTACAGTATTATCAGAACCACTTGAATCTCTGTATTGCAAATCAGGTATAAGTTTAGATATAAACATAAACCTCTCACCATCAGGGTCTAAATCAAAATCAGAAGACTCTATAAAAGCTGTAAAGTTTGAACCATCAGCACTATGACCTACTTCGTGGTTATATAAAAAGTTAGTGTCTGTCGTATCTAATTTACCAGCAGCTACAGGATAATTTAATATGTATGCAGGATTCCAAGCAGTTCTAGTAAATCCATCTGTTGTTGTTCCTATTGACCAAGACTTTTCTAAATAATTATAAGTTACATACCTATCTACTTCTTGTGATGATGCACTAGGATAGAACCATATTATTTCATTGTGTGTTGGTATAGCAGCAGAAAATACTTTATAAGATTGTGTAAAATTAAAATCATCAAATACGTGATCTAATACACTACATGGTAATTTTTGAACTGCACCTGTATATATATAAAAAGCACCGTTATCCATAAAATAAACAGCACCACCCGCAGATGTCATTCCATTTGGAGATACTGTTGACATACCCGTAGCAACTTCATTAAAACTAAATATAAATGGAGAACCTACAAATCTCATAGATACAAGACCTGCATCTGTCCATATTAATATTTCTTGTCTTGTTTTTAGTGCCCCTATAATTCTACTACCAGTTGATAATTGCACTCCTCCTGCTGAATTAGTTGCTGATGGTGTCCAATCTACTGCACTTTCTGAAGTAGAAAATCTTACTAACAATGGGTCTATTGTGCTTGAGCCTATAGGATTACAACCAAAAGATATAACGTGCCTATCTATATCAGACATCATTATCTGTAAATTACTTGTAGGTACATTACTAGCTCCAGCCAAACTGCTTGCTAATACTGCTCTTGTACCCACGCCAGAAGATTCATCCCAATAATAAAGCGGTCCGCCTCTAGGACAAGCTATAAGATCATCACCAAAATTATCTAAAGACCATATTCTTAATTGATTTAAGTATGAAACAGCAGAACTAGAACCAAAAGTTCCTGAACCCCAAGAATCAACACCCCAACCAGTTGAAGGTAAGTAAACGTCTAAACCTGTATTTAATTGATAAGTAGCTACAACTGAACTACCACCATTACCACTATCACTAGAATTAGCTGTTACTGTTGCTCCTGATGTATCTTTAGCAGTTATAGTAAAAGTATTTGTAGTAGGAACAGTAACTATTTGATACTCTTGATTTAAGACATTTGCAGTAATATTACCACCTAAAGAAGCTGCCCCGCTAAAAGTTACAAAATCATTTTGTTGTGCACCATGTCCATTTTCTGTGACAGTAATTGTAGATGAACCATTAGTAGCAGCAAATGTAGCATCGCCAGCAGAGGTAGTTAATCTAATAGGTGTTATATCGTGATAACCAGTTCCTTCTTTTACATATAATTTTAAATGCGTTCCTAGTATTGTATAGTTGCTAGATTCTGTATCTGAGTAGTTATGTATCTTTCTGCAAGTTCCTAAAAAAGAATCAGTGCTATTTTTTTCCCAACCACCTATTCTTTCAGGTCTACCTTTTCTAAATCTAACTTTATCAGCATCAAACCATCCACCCTCATTAGAGTAATTAGTTCCCTCTTTATTTATTCCAGGTTGAAAAACAAACTTAGCAAATGGCATATCAGACCTCTATCCACTCTTTGCCTTCAAACAAAAGTGCTTCAGCTTCCCTTCTTCTAATTAATCCTTCCAATGTTTTGCCTCCAGCCTTGTTCCATCTTTTTATTTGTGCAGGCGTAGTATGATAATCACCTGCATTTAATAGCTTTAAAAGAGTTGACTCACCAAGGTTAGTTGGTCCTAAGTTATAAACCCAACACACCAAAGCATCAAACTGACATTGTTCTAAAGGCACTGTAATCATATCGTTTATGTAACCTTCATATTCAGGCATCTCTTCTTGTAATAAATTTTCTGCCTCGTCTTGATTTATTTGGTCACCTTCTTTTACGTCTTTTGTATGTCCATAACCTATTGTCCAAACTCCTACACTATCTTGGTAAGCTTCTAATTTACAACCTTCAAACTTTTTAATTAATGCTATACCCTCTTGAGATATATTCATATTACTCTCCTTGGTTAGTTTTATTTGTAGTAACCTTTCTATAATAAACCACAACTTGTTTAAGCTCATTTATATACCTTTTAAGTTCCTGCATGTTGTATGACATAATTTCATAATCAGGAACAGACATAGCAAAAAATACTATTTGACCATGTTCTTTTTCAACTCTTTGTAAAAACTCGTCTATATTTTTATCTGATACTACGTACCAATATGGCTCTTTTAAATCAATTTCTCTAGGTAAAATAGGTTGAGCTATTTGCCTTTCTAAAGGCTTAGTAGTTATATCAACATTTTGTCTACTGGGAAACAGACTGCAACTGGAGACCATCATCAAGATTATCAATGTTGCGACTGTCTTCTTCAATACTATCAAATACATCTTTTGTTCCTTTATTAACTCTAGGTTCTAGTAAAGAAGGTTTAGCTGCTGCTAATTTAGTCATGTCATGTCTTTTAAATATATCTAAATATCTAGACATCTCTAACTGTATTTGTTGATTTTTATTTTGTATTTCTAACAAACCCTCTGTCTGCAAATTAAAATCATTTTGTAATGATTCGATTGCTGCCTTCTGTTCTTGATCTCTCAGTTCATAAGCTTTATTAAGTTCAGATAGTCTAGAGTTTTCATTCCATAGAAAGAGACCTATGATTGTCATAACTGCTATTACTCCTAACAAAATCTTACTCATGTGAAAAATTTTAACTTATTTAAGATGATCCTTGTTTAATTTTTATTGTACTAGAAGAACCACCATTTACTTTAACTATATTTACAACACCAGATTGTTCTAAAATAATAGTGTAACTTTCAGAGTTATTAATATCTAATCGTAAAGAATTACCTACTATCCTTCTGAAGGATATAGATTGTCCTTGAACTATAGTAGTTATTTGTGTTTCTTTATCTTGACCTATTTCTGTGCCCGTAATGTTTACAGATGTAGCTGATTGATTTAATTGATCTTCTTCTTGTGTAAAGGCTAAAGCATCTAATACACTTAATAAATCTTCTAAAAAATTTACATCTAAATAATCTATATCTAATTCTGTAAATTCTAAATCTGCCTCGTTATCTAAAAAATTTTCTGACAAGTAGTCAATTTCTAGATCGTTGAAGTCTAAATAATCTGCTGTAGCTTGTTGTTGATTATCTTCTTGTGAATCTTTTTTAGGCTCTGGAGGATTTACAATCAACATATTGTCAATTAAATCTAATGTTATATCTAATATAACAGGATTGGTAGGTGCTCGTTCAAATGCACTAGCCACAGTAGATTCATAGGGTTGATTAAGTATTACCATTCCCATAGCAGTTTCTACTGTAATCTCGCCACTAGATGTACCATCAATATTAGGCAATAAAATAACTAATGATCTTCCTAGTTCATCTACAGTTATAGTAAAATCTGTTCCTCTTATTCCGACTACTGCTGAATTAGTTCGTATTTTAATATTCTTTTTTGATATTTTATTTAGCTTACCTGTAACAAACCTTGCAGTGCCTTTAGCAAAAGTTAGAGCCATTTTAGATTTATCTGGGTCAGGGTCAAAAATAAACTCGTCAATTAAAACTTGTGAATTTTCTGTTAGTCTTATCTGTGTTTCATCTATGAACGTGATGCCCATACGACCATTAGCAGTTTCTACCTTGTCGTAACTTAATATACCAAAGTCTATTTCAGCACCATAGGGTTTGTCTCTTAGAACTTGTGCGTTACCTCTAAGTTCAGATATAGAACCTATATCAACAGACGAATGAATTTCCTGCGTCTGACTGAGTAACACAAACTGTGCCATTAGAGCCAGCAGATGTAATCTTGAGCCAATCATTATCTGATGTAGATTCCTGATCTATGTTAAAAGTCCTGTCGTTACCAGTATGATCTAGGTAGAAATAACCGCCAGCATA